AACAGCAATTTTTTCACGGAGCTCCGCGCGTACTTGGACGAACTGGTCGCCGGGAGCCGCCCCGCTGGTGAACTGATCCGCGCCGCCGCGTCGCGCATGCTTGAGGAGTTTTCGAGCGACGTGATCGTCTGGGACTGGGAGCACTTCGACCGCGTTTGTCGCTGGATCGAGACGCTCGATCTCCCCGATCAAGAAGACGATTCGCGGATGAAACTTCAGCCTTATCAGCTCATGATCGTTGCAAACATCGAGGCCAGACGCTGGCGCGAAAACGGGAAGCGCGCGACCGCTACGCTCTTTTGCGAGATGGCACGCGGCGGCGCGAAAACGATGCTCATGGCGATGATCCTTAGCTATCATCTCGCGCACTCTCGGGCGGAGCTCCAGTACCATCTCGGAGCCCCGACGGCCTCGGGCGCGGGCGAGGACACCGCGAACCTACTCCGCGCGTTTGCGAGGCAGATCGGCGAGCCGCTCAAGCCCGTTGGAAGCGCTGGAAAAGAAGCCGTCCGGAACACCGAGACCGGGTCGACGATCAAGGTTCTCCCAGCCGACGAAGAGAAGTACCACGGCCTGCGCTCGGTGATCTGCGCCATCGACGAGATCGCCCATATCTCAAAGCCGATCATCACTCGCGCCCGAACTGGCGTCGCGAAAACTGGCGGCCAGCTCATCACGTTCTCGACCCCGCACCACGAAAAGGAGACGATTCCGTACTACGCCTGGCGCGACCAAATGGTAGGGGAGCTCGTCGAAGGGCACTCCAAGGACGAGGAGGTGGCCCTGGTCTGGACGATCGACGACGCCGACCCCGTCGACGAGTTCGTTTCGGAAGTCGTTGAGAAGGCGAATCCGGGGCTCGGGGTGACGATCCAGGAGAAGTCGATCCGGGACTCTCATTCGTCGATGGTCGTTTCGGGAACCCCGGCGACTCGAGCCGACTACCAGCGTCAGCACCTTGCGAGCTTTAACGACCTCGGCTCCGGGGGGCTCCTCGACCTCGACGACTGGCGAGCTTGCGACGCGGTCCCCGTGTTTAAGCCGGGGCGGGTGTGGGTGGGTATCGACCTCAGCCGCGGGGCGGCCTGCGACTCGAATCGGACCGACGTTTGCAGCGTGTGCGCCGTCCAGACCGCACCGGACGGGGTGATCCAGGTCAAGGCCCGACACTACATGCCCGAGCACCGCCTCGAGCATTTCGGCCACCGCTCGAAATTACCGCTCGGGGAATGGGCTTCCGAGGGGTACCTCCGTTTATGCCCCGGCCGCGTCATCGATCCCGCAATGATCGAGATGGAGCTCGAGGCGCTCATGAAGGACTACAAGGTTTCAGAAATCGCGTACGACCTTTGGACGTTTTCGCGGGACGTGCTCCACCGCTGGGAGACCGTCAACCGCTGGACGTTGAAGGGCAGGGCTCAGGCCCAGTACGTTGTCCCCGCGACGGAGGGCCTGGTCGACAAGGTCCGCCAGCGAAAAATCGCGCACGGCGGCGATCCTATCCTCGAAAAGTCGATTAAGAACGCCCGCGTCAAGAACTACCAAGGGGGGCGCCGGCCGGACAAAGACCCTAGTCGGTCGATGATAGACCCCTTGATGGCAATGATTTACGCGCTCTCGAGTTGCTTCGAGGAGGGCGGGGACCGCGTTTCGGCGTACGACGCGGACGATATTGGAGTCTGAAATTGAAGGGAACGCACGCATGGAAAAGCACGGATCTGGCCGCTACAGCCTCCCCGGCCTGAAATGGACAGGGGAGAAAGAGGTCATACTTAGAAATAAAAACGGGAAGGAAAAGCGCCGCGTCGTGCTGGTCGCATGGTCTCCGCGGAAGCTCCTGCGGGGGGTTGCCCCTGGTTCGGGGTACTGGTACGAGTGGGGGGTAGACTCGAACGGCAAGCTGTACGAAACGGGGAGGAAAAACGGAGGGCAATGGCAGACATTCAGGGCGCAGTCCCCTAAGGGCAGGCCATACAAGAAAGGGAACTGGAGAGAGCTAGGCCCTGCATCGATCCCCCCTCCCTTGCTTGAATTTGACTGAGCAGGGGCCTATAATTTAAGCAGCGGACTGGCCTACGCTCCCCTCTTGGGGAAAAACAGACTACTTGCGCCCCGGCCTGGGAAGCTAGGTTCCGCCGAGGAGACGAGTCAACGGGGCCGGCTCAGGCATAACGAGCACAAGTCCCTTCGCTGGCAACTTACCAGTGGAGGGCATTTTTTTTAAATATCTTATTTTTCCCCCTTGCATTCCTGCGCTCATGGTATTATGCGACCAGAGCACCGGGGACCCTTACCATTCTGAGATTCTTTCGACGCGCGGGGGAGCAGCGTTCCAAGTCGGGTATTCCGACGTGGTCGCTTTACCGTCCAATCTCAACGATGAACATCGGCAACGGGTCGATCCTCGCGATCCCCGCCGTCGGCCGCTCGATCGAGATCCTCGCCGGCGATGTCTCGCGCGTGCCGCTTTGCATTCACACGAAGAGCGACGGCTCGTATTACGACCGCCCGGACCACCCGCTCCTCACCGTTCTAGGCGACAAGCCCAACGATCTCATTACCTCCGAGTCCTGGCGCGCGAAGGTCGTTCGCGACCTGCTTATCTACGGCCAGCACCTCTCGGTCCTGACGCGCAACGGCCGCGGCGACCTGCTCTCGATCACGCCGGCGGAGGCCGGCACCTGGGGGAAGAACTGGGATCACCAGGCCCAGCGCCTCGACTACCGCGCATTCGGGCGCACGTTCCTCCCCGACGAGGTCCTGCACTTCCGACGTGGGGAGCGCCTCTGGTTCGAGGGCGAGTCGGTCCTCGACCAGCACCGCTCAACCCTTGTCGCGATCGCGGAACAGTACGAAGCGGGGCGGCGCGTTTTCTCAACTGCGCTTCCGAAAATTAAGCTCGAGACCGACGAACCGGTTTCGAGCGAAGGCGTCGCACGCCTGCAAGAGGCCTTCCGATCGACGCACGGCGACGCCAGCTCATTCAACACCCCGATCGTCGTCTCGGGCGGCATGCGCGTCGGCGAGATTGCCCAGCGCCTAGACCAGAACGAATGGAGCGCCGCCATGGAGTTCGCGGTCGCCGATGTCGCGAGGATGTTCGGAATCCCCGTGACTATGATCGACTCGAGCAACTCGCCCACCGCGGAAGACATCTCGAGCTATCTCGAAGCCGGCCTGCGCCCGCTCTTGAACATGATCGCCGGCGAGCTCCGGCTCAAGCTCCTCGAGCCCGGCGAGCGCGTGCACTTCAAGACCGACCACCTCACGCGCGGAACCAGGGCCCAGCAGGCCGCGAGCGAGCGCCAGCTCATCGACGCCGGCATTCAGACCCCGAACGAGGCGCGCGTCTCGCTCGGGATGGCTCCGCTCGACCAGGACGGCATGGACGAAATCGTCATCAGCAAGAACTACCAGCAGATGAGCGAGCCGGCGGCCGACGACGTGGGGAGCGATGCGAGCGGGGGAGACTTCGATGAAGATTGAAATTCGGCGGGCTTCGGTGGCCCCGGAGACCGCGGGCGCCGGGCTCGCTTTTACGGGGATCGCCGTTCCCTACAACGAGTACACCGAGATCCGCGAGCACGGGGTGACCTTCCGCGAGCGCTTCCTGCCTGGGAGTATGGAGGTCCCCGCGAGCGCAATTCTGAAGCTAGGGCATGAGCCGGGGGGGGTGCCCCTGGCGAGAGCCGGCGCGGGCACGATCGAGTTCGACCCGGACGACCCACGCGGGCTTGCGTTTCGCGCGAGTCTTCCCGAGAGCCGGCGTGACATCATTGAAGCGCTCGAGCGGGGGGATCTCTCGGGCGCGGTCTCCGTCGGTTTCTACGACGTTGAAGACGAAAAGCGAATCATGAAATCAGGGCGCGTGGCGTTCACGCGCGATATCAGCCGGGCGAAATTGGATCACCTGGCCATTCTTGACACGGCCCCGGCCTACGCCGGCGCCAAGGGGGAAATTCAGAAATGAATCTCATTGAAGCGCGCGAGCGCGAAACTAAGCTCTTCGCGGAGCTTCAGGCGGTTCTCGACGGGGCGGAGGGGCGCCAGCTCACTCCCGAAGAGTGCGAAAAGGTAGAGAAGATGAATCGGGAGGCCGACGAGGTCCAGGCCCGAATCCGGAGCGCTCAGTCGATCGAGGCCGCTGAAATGCGACTCGGCTCCGCTCGCGGCGGCTGGGACATGCAGAACACCAAGGTCACGAAGACCGCGGAAACCGACTTCCGCGGCTTCGCGCGCGGTGACTATGGGCAGGAATTCCGAGCGCTTCCGGTGACCAGCAGCGATTCCGCTTCGACCACCGATCTCAGCATGTACTCGCAGTTTATCGCGATTATGAATCGGCTTTCGCCGATGCGCCAGATCTGCGCGGTAGACACGTTTGCAACCTCGGATATTCGATACCCGGTCCAGAGTGCGCAAGTACTTGTCAACGACGACACCGCCGAGGGCGCAAATTATGACGGCTTTGAGCCAGAGTTTGGCTCGAAGACTCCAGCCGTTCGTAAGTTTGCCGTCAATACCACTGTCTCCAATGAATCGATTGCGGACTCTGCTTTCGATATTGAATCAATCATCGCGAACCAGCAGGCGGAGGCTCTTGCGTACGCCCAGGATCAAATGTTCCTCATGGGAACGGGCCTGCAGCCTAACCAGAGCGACGACCGCCTTTTCTCCGACTTTTCAAGTAGCGGTGGCGTCCTGAAGACCGCTGGCCAGGCGACCACCTTGAAAATTGCAGAGATGGTCCAGGGCCTCTGCCAGCTCGCCCCGACCGGATACTTCGGTCGACCTGGCGCGTTCGTGGTCGCTTCCGGTCTGATCGACGATCTCCTCGGCGAAGACGACGACAACAATCGTCCGATCCTCCAATCTCAGGCCTCGTCCACCTTCAGCGTCCAGAGCCCGTTCCAGATCTTCGGCCGCCCGGTCTACGTCACCTCCGGCGGCCCGGCGATGACTGCCGGCAATTTCTGCGCGGCATACGTCGCTCAGGGCGCCGCGCGAATCGGCGATGTCGGCGGCGTTCAATTCATGCGAGACCCGTACTCGTCCGCGAGCCAGGGGCTTGTGCAGCTCCTCGCCTCGGTCCGCTCGTCGTTCGCGGTTACCGAGCCTCGGGGAATCGTCACCTATCAGCTCGGCAGCTAAACCCTTCAACCCTTCGCCCCGGAAACGGGGCGCGGGGGTTTTATGCGAATCGTTTCACAAGCCGATCAGCCATTCAGCAAGTCGGAGATAAAAGCCTATCTCCGCCTCTCCGACGACCAGACCGCCGAGGATTCGGTGGTTATGTCCATGGCCGCCTCCGCGGTCGCATGGTACGAGTCCGCGACCGGGGTATTCCTGCGGACGACGATGCTCCAACACACGTTTGCAGAGTCTCCGGTCGCCTTCGTGTACCGCCCGTTTCAGGCCCTCGAGCAGGCCCTCGACTCGAGCGGCCTTGATCGGAAGGCCTCGGTCGAGGTGGACGAGATGGCCGGCGGCGGCGCCGCGCTCACCTGGGACACCACCGAGCTCGGCGAGTTGACTATCAGCGTCAAGGTCGGATACGCGAAGAGGACCGACGTACCGGATACCGCGGCCCAGGCGATTCGCGCGCTGGTCGCCGATATGTACGTCAACCGCGAATACTTGAACGGTAACCGGATGCCCTCGAGCGTTTCCGCGGCGATGCTTCTCGGCGAAAGTAGGCACTCGGTATGAGGCTTACCCCGCGGGGAAAACTGGGGGTCCTATTCACCATCCAGGAGCGGTCGACGACCACGGCGACGGACGGGTCAGTCCGCGAAACCTGGTCGGATTCGTACGAGATTTTCGGGTCGGTAGAGACTCGCGGCGGCGCCGACAAGGGCCCCGCGAACGACCTCATGATCGGCATGGAGCGGCGCGTGGTCGTCGTCGACTACGACGAGGATTTTTCCTGGTCGATCAAGACGCACCGTCTCAAGCACGGCGAGACAGTTTTGAACATCACCGGAGTCTCGGATCCGAACCTTCTGCACTGGAAAATCGAGTTGACGGTTGAGGAGCTTGTGACGTGATCAGTCGCCGCGACCTGAACCGACTGAAGGGGGAAGCCGCGCGGGACACTGCGAAGCGGCTCGCGCTTGCCAACATTACCAACAAGGAAACCGCCGCCGCGCTCCTGGCTGTCGGCGACGATATTCAATACAAGGCGATCCAGAACGCGATAAAGACCGTTCTCTCGGAAGCCCGCCGCGGGTGGCGAGCCGAGATCAAGGGCGCGAAGACTTCCGGCCGAAGGACCTCGTTCCAACGTCGATACGGCGGAATCGGCCTTCGTTCCGCGCTCGCGAAGTCGATCAAGATCCGAAACCCGAAGGGGAAGAGCGCCCAGTCGAGTAGCGGCTGGCTCGTTCTCGCCGGAGGCACCACCAAGCACGGCAAGCGCGGCGAAGCGGTCACCAACGCCGGCCAAGCCGCTTGGCTCGAGTTCGGAACCGACCGGCACGCGCTTCGCCCGACCGGAAAGCCTCACCCTGGCACCAAGCCGCTCATGGACTTCACCGGCCGCCTCCGCCGCATGGAGGGCCGCGCGCGGGCGCTTTTCGAGCGCGCGATCTCGACCGGCATCGCGACTGGTGGAAAGCGGATGAGCACGAAAAGCGCGCGCGCGTTCATGGAGGGCACCAGATGATCCGAGACCTTCGAACGATGATTCAGAACGGAACCGATCTTTCAGAGGTGTCGGTCTCGCCGTACCTCCGGCCAGATACGACGCTCCCCGCGATCGTGTACGAGGTGCAGTCCGAAGAGGTCGAGCGGAACCTGAGCGGGATCACCAGCCTCCGGACGACCCGCCTGAGCATTCGGTGTCTCGACGCATCGTATGCCGGCGCGGAGACTGTTTCGGAGAACGTGGTCGCGGCCCTGGACGGGACGGTCGAGGGCGACGAAATCGTCGGCGTCGACGTGGTTTCGATCCAGCAGGAATTCGAGGAAACGGCGGACTCGAAAAATGTCCCGCTGTACATATTCGAGATCGACGTTTCGGTCTATTGGGAGAAGAGTTAAATGGCTACAGCAAGTTTCGGAACTACCGTTCAGTGGGGGTCGGGGTCCGCGGTTACCGCGGTGCGGTCGGTCGACTTTACCGGGTCGGGGCTGAATCAAGTCGACGTCACCCACCTCGGATCGAGCAAGCGCTCCTTCGTCATGGGCATCGATGAAGCAAGAACCGCCACGGTCGTCTGCACGACGCACCCAGCTAGTTGGACATTCGACAACAACGTTGAAGCCGGCCTTGCGCTGACGATCAACTGGGGCGGAGTTACCGCTTCAAGCGATCTCGGAAACTTCCACCTCACCGACCTTCAGATCGCCGCCGGCATGGACGCCGCGATCGAGTACACGTTTACCTTCTCGGAGGTCTAATGGAAATCACCCCGCCAACCGGCCGCGACTTCATGGACTCGCTCAAGGAATCGGAAGACGATTTCGGGCGGGTCTGTTTCCTCGTTTACCGATGCGCGACCCGTGACGGAGCGAAGGCTTTTCAGAGTGTCTCGGAGGTCCTGGACCTCCCCTACGCGACGCTCCGCCAGCTTGAAGAACAGCTAGTTAAGGCGATGGAGAACCCCGTCCCCGACCCTACGTCGGGCCCCTCGGCGCCATGAGCAAGGCCCTAGGGGTCCCGGTTTCGACCCTGCTCGATTCCCCGTTCTCTGATCTCGTTTTCTGGCAGGAATACGGCGAGAAAATGAAAAGCGCCCAAGAGGAAGTTTCGAAATGGCAAATAGGAAAATCGGCAGCCTCCTGGTCTCCGTCGGCGCCGACACCAAACAGCTAAAAGAGGGCCTCCGCGACGCGGAGCAGCAGGCGTCAAAGTTTGGCCGCACAAGCTCTCGAGTCGCGACTCGGTCCCGAAGCTCGTTCGCCAGTATGGCCGCGGTCGCGGGGACGGCCGCGCTCGGCACGGTCGGCGCCATTGCCGGAGCGGGGCTTGCGGGCGCCGCTATCGTCGGGCGCGCGATCGACGGCATTCCGAGCGTCCGGAAGCAAATGGACCAAATTCGACGCCAGACCGAGCTCGCGACGCTGGGAGCTCGAATCGACGCCGACCCAGCCGCCGCTCAGGCGATGTCAATGCTTAACCCGGTCGAACGATTCGCGGAGCTTTTTCACGAGTTCCAGATGTTTGTAGGAAAGCAAGTTCTCAACGAGGACTCGCTGCTCCGAAGAGTCGCCGATGGAGTAGAGGAGCTCGTCGCCATTCAGAACGCCTTCTTTCAAGACCCCACCGGGTTTTCTGCTAGGTCGGCATCGGACATGGCGTATTCCGCGCAGCCGTATATCGAGACAATTAACACGGTGACCGACGTACTCCCCGGCGCCTTTGAACAATTCTTTAGGAACTGGGATCCGTTCCGGTAGGGGGGGCGATCATGCCGACTGCACAAGTACGAAAAGGCTACCCGCGCGTCACGGTGAGCGACGACGGATCCTCAGTGAAGGAGATCGAGATCGTTTGCCAGGGCTTCGCCAGCGAGGAAGCGGTGGTTACTTACCTCGACGCGAACGGGTACGCGATCGGCGGGGCCACCCAGACCTGGCGCACCGACTCGATCAGCGTTCACCCTTCGCCTCTGAGCCTCCCGAATACGACTCTTGGCGAGACCTCTTCCCCTGGCGTCTTTTACGCTCGGGTGACCCAGTCACTCCGCAACCTTGGCGCGGTGCTTACAAGCTCAACAAATCGCCTACGCGGCGACAAACAGCTCGTCCAGGCGGGCCAGATCCGCATGGCTTCGGTCATGGGGGAGTGGCCCGACACGCTACCGTCCGATCCATGGATCGGGAACAGCGAAACGATCGAATGCGAGATCGCCACAGGCGAACGGCTCGACATTAGCGGGAAGCCTCAGCGCGAGGCGGTCGGGCAGGTCGCGATCACGATCACCGAGCTTCGGGAGGGGGACTGGAGCAACTTCGACATGACCGATCAGGTCGCCGCTCAGGGGACGCGGTGCGGCTCGACTTGCTTCGGATACGACGCGGACACCGTACTTTTCCAGTCGGTTTCCGTGCAGCAGGTCAAGCACTCACTGGCTCGCTGGACGTACAAATTCTTGCACGACTCGAAAAACTTCCTCGACCAGGTCCCGTTCTCGATGCCGCTGACCAATAGCCCGGTGCCAGTAAACGAGACAACCGAGATCATCGCCCAGGACGGGGACACTCCCGCAATCCTAAACCACCATTTTCTCGCCGTATGGTCGTCGCCGTACCGCGTCGGGGACTGGACTCCAACCAGCCTCGACCTCGACGATACGTATTACGCTTCGCTGATCGTGGGAGCAACCGGCCCATGATGCAGCCGAACCGAGTCGGAAAAATCATCGGCACACCCACCGCGATTACCGCGAACAATTACCGCTGGCTCTACACAATTCAGCCGGTGCAGGGCTATCCGGACCTCTCGCTCTCGGACACGGACCCCGATTTCGAAGCCCAAGTAGTCACCGAGACGATACCCGGCCTCAACCTGGGCGAGTTCGGAAACAACGCCAGCAACGTCGGTGGCTACGACGCAGACAATATCCCTAAGTCGTTCACCGTAAACCCGATTTCGGGGTTCGTTTTATACGAGCTTGCCTTCATGGTGTTCGACCAGGCGACCGACGCCGACCCGGAGGTCGGGTGCTACTTTTATGGAATCAACGCGATCGATGGAGGTTGCACATGATCAAGCTAGGGGGCGGGTCCTTCACGCCTGGGGCGATTGAAACCGTATCGACGACCGAGCTCGACACGACCGCAACGTCGGCGACGATGAAGCTCGGAACCCTCGAGGTATCCGGAAGTCTCGCCGGGTCCACATGGTCCTTCACCTTCACCGCGGATCAATCGGGCTCACTGAAGCCTTTCACGCGCTACAACCCCCAAGTCGTCTACAACTCGGGCGAGTCGGTGGAGGTGCGGCTCGAGACGGGGCCCAGAAAAGAGGCAACGGCCGCGGTCGCTCCGCCTTCGGCCACTGTAGTCGCGCAGATCACGGGCGGCACCGGCATCGACACCGCGCCGGCCGACGGGATCACCGACAAGGGGTCGGTTTCCGTCGATACCTCATGGCTTGCGACGCAAATCGCCGCCGCGACGATCACGGTCGCGCCCGAGCCTGGGGCTTCGAACCGCGTCACCACCAACCTCAAAGCATGGTCAAACGCCCAGCAGGAAATGGTCTCGCTTATCGCGGAGACGTTTTATCGCGCATATGGGGGGACGGAGTCCACCGGGTCGGTACTCCTGAAAACTGGGGTCGAAGCCGCCTACAGCTATTACGGTTATACGATCCGCGAAAACGGGGCTAAGCGCTCGCTCCCGTTCAACTCGACCGGGGACTCTTCAGGCATCGCCGTCACGACGAGCGGTCAAATGTACCTCAACCGCGGCGGCAATTTAGACGACGCCGGCGACGGTTATTTGGTCAGCGTTCTATATATCGACAATGAGTGATCCAGTACGACTCAGCTTGCGGGACTGGCTCGCGATCCTCGGGGTCGCCGTGACGCTTCTGCTCGCCGGGTCCGCCTCTTATCTAAGAATCGATCGACAACTCTCCGAGCTCCGCGTTTCGCAGGAATATACCCGCGAGGACGTTCGGGAAATTACCAAGGACATCAAGGCGATCCAGGATCGCCTAATCGGGAGACCAACATGGACCGCAAGCCGCTAATTTTCCTCGCTCTCGCCGTAGTCGCGGGGCTTTCGTTTACGACCCTCGAGGGATGCGACCTGCAGGAGGCAGTCCGCCTGGACACTCCCGAGACCGTTGAGCATTGCCTACAGCTCGAAGGCCGCCAGTCTTTCGCCGACGCCGAAATGATCTGGGACCGGTGGGAGGACTGGGTGAACGTCAACACCCTTGAGCTCGAGATCGCAATTAACAGATCCAGAAAGCGCTTCGATCTTATCCGTGACCTCTTCAGCACCTCGCTCGGGGCGCTGACCGATCACTCCTCAGCGTTCCCCGGCGGTCTCCTGATCACCTCGGCGCTTTCCGGCCTGGGTGGCTTGTTCCTGAACAAGCCCGGCGCAAAGGTCCGCGAGTATAAGGCGCGCGCCGACGGTTTCCGCAAGGGAGTTGAAGAGGAGCGCCGATCGAATGCCGATTCATAATTACCCGCGCACACAGAACGGGGTTTGCGAGGCGTGCGACTGCGCCGACGACCCAGTGAGCGGAAGCTATTTCGGCGAGCTTTCGAGGCTTGACTGCGAGGGCGAAGACTTCATTCGCTGGACAGTCTGCAACGTTCCTGAGGCCTGGCATAATTGGGTACAGGCTGGCCCAGTCAACCAGGGCGGCGCTATTAACGAAATCCCCGGCGGTGAGAGATATAGAATCCTTCCGGGGCAGTCGGATCACCTCGGCGTACCCTCTGATTCCTGCTGGGGATTTACCACCGGCGACGCTAAGAAGAAAGGGTGCTATGAAAACCAGGTCGACTTCGCCGACGTGCTGGACGATTTCGGCTACGCCTCAACCTCGGATGTCCCGGAGAACGGATACGGGAGCGAGTCTGACCCGGTCGGCGCTTGCTGCTCGGACACCGTCGAAGACTACGATTTCGAGCCCCTGGTCCCGAAGCGCTACGTGCTAAAATTTCGCGACCGCGGCCTCAACCTTTCCGGGACGTTCTGGCTGTCTTCCACTGGCAGCCTGAGCACGGGACGCCCGCCGTCGATCGGGGGGTTCAATTCTTCTGCCGGCGCGTTTCCGGGGGACTATTTTTGTTTCGAGTCCGGATTCGATACCGACGCCTTTATCGGGGGGAATCACACGCCTTCGGATTTCGGTGCCAGGGATTGGTATAATTGGAGCCCCGAAGCCACTATCGGTTATGTGGACATCGAGCACGGGATAGACGAGTGCTTTCCCGACGTACCTTCGGAGGCATACCCAACGACCGCGCGCGTGTGGTGGCCATGCAATCAGCTACACGTCGACCACGAGTGGGAAATGGAGTGCGAACTATCCGACTTCGAGACCGTTTCGGGGGGGTGGAAGGCGACCTATGAAAACACCTCCGCGGAGTGGTGCTACGGGGTGGTTACAACGGACTCGGTTTGCACCGATCCGACGGCGGGGGGGCCCACCGGGGTGCAAGCATCGGCCAGCATGGAGACTTCGATAAGTAAGCCCGAGTCCTGGTGCGATTATCAGGACTCCCCGTCGCCGTACGGCTCTTTCACCGTCAAGGTCCCCCGAAACATCACGCAAGTCACCGGCGACGGTCTGAAAGTGTCCGGGACACTCCGGGTCGAAGTTACTTGGCTAAGGGGGAACGATGTAGAGTTCGGGACAGGATGGCCTTGTTCGAGCGGTTCCGATTTTTATTCACCGAATGACCCTTCAAGCCCATTGCAGAACAAAGTAGATACGAACGTCGTCGACGCGGCGTCGTCGGCGGTCCGGCTTTTCTTCGACGCCGACGACATTACCGATATCCCGTACGGACTTGGCCCGACCCAGATTAGTGTCCCGTTCGCGGCTACGAAATCCATCGGCCCAGCGACATGCCAGCCGAATTCTTCCGGCGATTTTTTATGTCACTGGCCCGGCTCGTGTCCCAACGACTCCTCGAGCACCGGAGGGTCGTTCCAATCGGATTATTCTTGCTTTCAGACGCGCTTCGTGATTAAGGATTATAAGCACCGCGCCCTCGGAACCGCGGAGTGCCAGCAGTACTTTAACGCTGTAGACAACGTGCTAATTGCCGTCGATCATGGGCAGAACTTTATCAGGGGCCCGATTGACGATTCTTTCGAGCGAACGTTTCCCGCCAACCCCCTTAATCTTAAAACGTCATCTTTGAAGGGGTATAACGACGCCAACCACGTACCGGAACCCGGGGTGACCTCGTACCACTACGGCTCGTGGGCGGGCCAGCAAGGGTTCCAGAACGACGAATCGCCAGAGCTTTTGGCAGAATGGGATGCCAACGGATGCGATGGCTCCTCGTCGCAACTTAACTACACGACCTTCAAGTACCACGGTGACGGGCGGTCCGGCCCATCAATGCCCTCGGCAGGAAACCCGTACCAGAAATGGTCTGTCCAGGATGAATGTCGATGTGTAAGAGTCGACGGCTCGTACCGCTTCGACTACGCGGGGGGGGTCGCGGATTCATTTGACAGCGCGTTTGGAGGCCGGGCCGAGCCAAGGTCTTATTGGGAAGACAATCACCTCATCCTCGAACCTCACTGGGACTAAAACATGGCGCTCAGAATTAATTGCGAATACGCGAACGTGCGAAAAGTACCAGGGGGGATCCGCATTCACTGCGCCGCCGAAAAGCACGGAGGAACCCCGACGCTGGTGCAATGCAAGAAATGCAAGCATTTCCAGCACACGACCCGGGGGCTCGGCGACAAGGTCGAGCGATTTGCTAGACGCACCGGCATCAAATCACTGGTCGAGAAAGTTTCCAGAAAAACCGGCAAGCCTTGCGGATGCGAAAAGCGTCGCCGCCTGTTGAACGACATGTACCCGAGCCGATATGGTGAGTCTTTTTCTGGAGAGCGCGAAAATGAAAAACCAACCCCCGAGATGGGCCGCGGTGAAAATTGATGGAGTTTGGAGAGCCTGTCCGGGCGATGGGGAACAATGGAAGCTCCGCGACTACGGGGTGAAATTTTCCGCCTCCGACAACGGCCGCCGAATGGCCCGGCTCTTCGCCGCCGGCGAAAATCGGAAGCTCGCCGAAAAGGCTGAAGAACCTGAGGACCCAGCGCCGATAAGGAAAAGTAAGTACGCTCCGAAGAACGTATTTCGTCCGATAATGGGTGGGAGGTTAAACCCTTCCCGCCCCCGACTTGAAGGGTTCAACATGGAAAGAATACCGCTCCGCGACGGGACCAGCATCGACATTTTCGGCGCTGGTCGCTCCAGAACGCAGATTCCGACGATTCTGAAAGACGCTGTTTTCAACTACGCGGTGGTCAATCAGAAGAGCTTCGAGGAGGCCCTGGTCTTGCTCCTCGTTGACGGCTTGGCCTCACAAGGCCCGGAAGCCTTCGATCAGCACCTTCTCGCAGCAGAAGCCCGCAGGATCGACGCAGAAACTCCCCCGATCAAGCTCACGGAGGAGATCTACCGATGACCCGCGACTCAAGCATCCTCGCCCAAGTGGCGATCAAGGCCCTCGCCGGCTCCTGCACCGGCGGCCCCGACCAGCTCCTCGCGATCCTCGAAAAGACCGACAAGGCCGAGCGCACCTGCCGGGCGATCATGGATCTCCATACTCTTCTCGTTCAAGGCGAGCCGTCGCGTGTCGCGGCGGCGGAGCCGGCCGCCGGCAACGCTCTCTCCGGGGGCCGGCTCTACTTGATCGAGGAGATCGAAGAGCGCTCCAAGAACCAAATCCGAGTCCATGCGAAGGCCAGGGGCACCGCTGAAGGCGGTGCGATCTGGTCGGGCGCCGGATGGTACAGCGCGTTCCGCGAGCACGCCGACGCGATCCGCGAGGTCGGGGTCGGGGGCCAGATCGCGCTCATCGAAGTCAAAGACGGGAAATACACCAATCTGGAGGTCGAGCAATGAAAAACCAGCACGACCCCGCGCTAGCGCTTGCTCAGGGGGGGGCCTTGCCGGCTCTTGACAAGCGCGGTACACTCCAGCCTCGTGCTGACGAGCGCGTCACCGCGAGCTCAGGCAGCGAGGCTGAAGGGGAGCCGGCGCGCTTCTACGAGCTCCGGCGCTTGGCCGAGGACTGGCTCGACGCCCTGCGAGACTATTCCAAGCTCACACCAGAAGACAACGAACACCGGGAGCTCCTGATCGGATGGGCTTCCGGGATGTCTCGTGCTGCCATGGAAGACGATATCGCCGAGCTCAAGCTCACGCGGCCGAAGAATTCATGGAAAACGGCCACCCAGTACTTGAGGAAGCGAGCCCGCGACACGCCGCCGGAGCGGGAAGAGGGCTTACCGAAATGGTGGGGGTTCGGTGACGATGTCACGAAGGCGTACGGCTTCCACACGATCGACGACGCTGAAGCCTTCGCAAGAGCCGGCGGGCGAGTGCGAGGCCCTGGCTATCCAGAGCAAGAGCCCGGCCCGGTAGTCACGGACGACTCCGGCCGGCGCTTCGAGCTTCTCGAGGACGACGAGCGCGTCGAGGTCGGGGGCTTGTGCTACTGGGGCGACAAGAGCGAGAGCGGGCGCTTGAGCCGGCGGGTCGGTCGGTTTGCCGGCTCGCTTGCCTCTGCCGCGATCGGGGCGGTTGCCGGCGTTGCGGCCGCGGTCACCACGAACGGGAACGAATGGAGCGGCCCATGAGATTAAATCGAGACCTCAACTCGGAAGAGCTTAAGAACGCCGCACGCGGCGGCCTGATCGCCCTCAAACTCCAGTTTGCGGACATGAAGGACGAAATCGATAAGGCCACTTTCGAGCTTGAAATCCTCATAAACGAATGCGAGACGCTTATCGCGTCTATGGAGGAATCGATCGATGGAATCTGACCTAGTCACTATCCGAGAAGCGATTGAGTATTGCGCAATTCGCGGAGTTAAGCGCTCCAGATATACGTTCTATCGTTGGATCGATGAGGGGAAGATCGAGGCCTATGAGGTTTTCGGTCAGCTCTATCTCTCCCGCCGTGCGCTTAAGAAGTTGATAATTCCCAAGCGCGTCGAAATCAGGGGCAGCTAATGCCTGGAAGAGTACCGCCGTCCGCCCGTCGCGTCCTGGCCGAGTTCGTTGAATCGGTCGGGGCCGACGCGGTGGTACTCATTTGGACGAAAACGCGCCGCGGCTACACCACTACCCACGAAGCGACCTTCGGGAACGAGTACGCCTGCAAGGGCGCTCTCGAGACGGTCCTAGACGACTGGACCTCACCGCTCGAGATCGAGGAGGAAGAGGAGGATCATGGCGATACCGGTTCACAAGGGGAATAGGGGCGAAGTGGAAGCCCGCAAGGTCTTAGAGGCAATGGGCCTCGAGATCCACCGCACCGGGTACGAGGGCAAATTCCGGGGAGCCTCGGACCTGGTGCTTGTTGAAGACGGGGAGTGCAAGCGGGTCGATTTCGAGGTCAAGCGGACCGAGTCGTTTCGGATCAACCAGTACCTCGCCCAAGCGACCGCGTCGGCCCATAAGAGCGGCGGCATTCCGCGCATCCTGTGGCGACGGAACCAAGCCGATTGGGTTTCGATCGGGTGGCTACGGGACGACCTTGACTACGCGCGGGCCATCCTGAAGCAATGAAGCGAGGCGGCACATGGCACAAGGTATCGAAGGCCTATCGCCTAGCTCACCCGTACTGCGAGCGGTGCGGCGCACTCTCTGAAGAGGTGCATCATCTCATTCCATGGCGGCGAAACGACCGGGCCACCCGCTATGACTGGTCCAACCTGCAGGCCTTATGCAAGCGGTGCCACTGCGAAATCGAGGGTCGGACACCCCCCCCGGATACGGACGAAAACAATGCAGCCCGATAC